AGCAGGAACAAAGAATAAGCAAGACGGTCCTATGGCCCTCTGGTTCGCAGAGACTCAGATGAGAGATTACATCAATCAATCTGGTGCCTATGGGCAAACCTTTGTTAAGAACAAGTTTGCTACCCGCGCCCAGATCGCAGGTCGCAAGGTAGTCAATTTGGAAGAATACGCACAACTTCAAGAAAAATTAGCATCTAACGGGGGAACCTTCTATGGCAACAGATATTGACGTACTAGCGGTTAAAGTCCGCAAACTACGCGACAATTATCACCAACGCGATGCCCGCTGGTCTGATCTCCTAGCAATCCGTCAGGGTAACATTCAACAGGTATTCCCTGGCATGTTCCCAGATGAATTTCCTAAGCCAATGGTTGCAAACTTCATTGACGTAGCTGCCCGCGACGTATCAGAAGTTATTGCCCCACTTCCTACTTTCTCTTGCATGACATCTAACAGCACCTCAGATCGTGCGCGTAAACGTGCTGATATTCGTTCTATGATTGCTGCAGGATACCGCGATACTTGTAACCTACAGACAACTATGTACTCAGGTGCAGATCGTTACATCACCTTTGGTATGTTGGCTTTCATTATTGAGCCAGACTTTGAGAACAATCGCCCTATGATCCGCATTGACTCACCAATCGGAACATACCCAGAATACGATAGATTTGGAAAGCTACTTTCCTACACCAAGCGCTACGAAAAGACAGTGCGCGATTTGTGCAATGATTTCCCAGAGCATGAGTCAGAAATTCGCGGACCATATGAAAACCGCAACTCAGAGCGTAGAGTTGAAATCTTCCGCTATCAGGACAAAGATGAGCTAGTTCTTTTTGTTCCTTCAAAGAAAAACTTAATCCTTGATCGTGCTAAGAATCCTCTTGGTGAATTGCCAGTAGTTATTGCTACTCGCCCAGGTGTTGACTCTGACGAGCATCAACGTGGTCAGTTTGACGACATCATGTGGGTACAAGTTGCCCGTGCAAGATTTGCTACACTGCAATTGGAAGCCGCACAGAAATCAGTACAGGCTCCATTTGCCCTTCCAGCAGATGTTAACGTTCTTGAGATTGGCCCAGATGCAACAATCCGTTCTGCTAATCCAGAAAAGATTCGTCGTGTCGGTCTTGATATTCCACAAGGAATTTTTCAAGAGACAGCGCAACTAGATCAGGAACTACGTACAGGCTCACGTTACCCAGAAGGTCGTCTAGGACAGCAATCAGGTTCTATTGTAACTGGTCGTGGTGTACAAGCCCTTATGGGTGGCTTTGATACCCAAGTTAAGACAGCACAAGCAGTACTTGCTGAAACATTCCGTCACGTAATGCGTATTTGCTTTATGATGGACGAAAAGATGTTTGGTGATATTGAGAAGGAAGTACGCGGCGTAAATGCTGGTGCGCCTTATGAAATCACCTATAAGCCAAAAGAAGCAATTGCAGGAGATTACTGGTGCGATGTTACTTACGGTTTAATGGCTGGACTAGATCCAAACCGTGCTTTGGTATTCGGACTTCAAGCCCGTGGTGATAAGTTAATCTCACGTGACTTCCTACGTCGTCAAATGCCTTGGGAACTTAATGTCAGCATGGAAGAAGAAAAAGTTGAAATTGAAGAACTACGCGATGCGCTAGTTCAAGCAATGGCAGGTTACGCACAAGCGCTTCCTGCTATGGCAGCACAGGGCCAAGACCCATCTAAGATTCTTGTATCTATGGCTGCTGTTATTGATGGTCGTCAAAAAGGAAAGTCTATTGAAGAAGTGGTTGCTGCTGCTTTTGCACCAGAACCACAACCTCAAGTTTCCCCAGAAGTTGCAGGCGCTGGTGAGGCACAAGCCCCAGGACAGTCTCCTACTGGGGAGCCTACTCAGCCAGGGCAACCTGGACAAGAACAACTACCTGCTGGATTAAATCCAACTGGTCGTGTAACTGGCGTAGCGCCAGGACAACAGGGCATGGCTCCTGGTGGACGACCAGCACTGCAAACATTACTTGCAGGACTTTCATCTTCTGGCGCACCGCAACTTTCTGCTGGTGTACTCAGAAGGACTGCTGTCTAGTACTACAGCGGTTCACAACTTCCTATAGGAGAAAAAACATGGCAAAAGTATCACCAATGATGAAGGCGAGCCTTACAACTAAGGTACCTTCTCCAGCAAAGCAAGGTGGACACGGTTCATCTGATGCAACAACACAAAAACTGCTATCCAAGCAAAATCAGGACCAGCAGCAACTAGCAAGTCAACACAGGTTTACACAGTACAACCTTCTGGCACCAAGGGTACAAACCCAGGAGCTAAGTAAAAAATGGCACAAAATGTAAAAATTACATCACAACCCACACAAACGCAAAAAACTAGCGTAAGAGTGCCAACACAAACTACAACTCCTTCAATGGTTCGGTCAAGTCAGATAACACCAAAATTAACAATTGCTAGCGGACCTAATTCTAAACCAGTAAGTAATGGTACAACTTTTACACATCCAGATCATGCTATTGTAAGAATTACATCACAACCTACACAAACGCAAAAAACCAGTGTAAAAATACCTACACAAACTACAAATACTTCAATGGTTGCAAAAAAGCAAACAAGGTAACAATTGAATGAAAATGAGTTTGGCGAGAATAGCCCTAGGACAATAAGCGTCTGGGATATTTTCGCCTTGCTCGCTGACACTATGTCAAACATCTTTACAGTTATATCTAATTTTTTTACAGTGTTAACACATATGTTTGACACACAAGCAACTTTCGTAGATGACCAAAAGTCATTTCACGAGTATGCAGCCCGAACCATTGAGACATTAAAAGAGGGTGAGTAATCATGCCACAGGCAAAAAAGCCAGCAATGACATCAGGCCCAGGCTCTATGAGTCGCAGAACCGATGGCGGACCAGCATCAAAGCAAGCAACTAGGTATATCTCAGGTATGCCTAACTATGGGGATGGACAAGAATTGCAAAGCCTTCAAGCATCTGCACCGATGGAAGCTGCCCCACAAACTCCAGCTGGCCCAGAAGTTACTGCACAACCGCAAGATCAATCACAACAAGCTGGACCAGTAGATACATCTGCATTACCAGGTTTAACAGACCCTTCTGCGCGACCATGGGAACATGTAACTACTCCAGCAGTATTGCCGCAACCAGTTGATCCTAGACAACAAGAAAATAATGTTTTAATTGGTCGTTATTTACCAGATCTGCAAGCAGCACTAGATATTCCTGGCGTGCCAGACTCATATCGTAAATTTGTTAATTACTTATCTAAGCAGGTCTAATGAATCAGTGGGTTGAAGGAACTTTATTTGACAACATTGACAAGTTTGCTAACAGTCTTGGATATGAAAATGCAGGAGTTATACTTCCGCTTGCCATGATTCCTTGGCAATCTACAGAAGATAGAAATTCATTTATTAGAGCTATTACAAACAAGGATCCTCTTGGTGGTGACAGTCATTCACTTTCTTATGTTAATGCGAAAGGCGGTACTAAATAATGGCATCGCTTTGGGATACAATTGTAAATGACATAAAAGGTTTAGGTTCTACAGTAGCTGGAATTGTTGGATCTGCTGGTACATCTATTGGAGCACAGCAAGTTGCTGGTATTCAGGCCCCAAATGCAGTTCAAAATTTAGAACAAGTTGCAAAGAAAAGTATTGCATCAGTTGCAGGAACAGGAGCAATTGCTAGCCCTGGAACAGATATTCTCCTTAAGGCTTCAAAGCCAGTTGCGGATGTAATATCTCCAGTTATAACTCGCCCAATTTCAACTTTTAACTTATTATCAAATCCAGATAGTCCGCTATATGAACAAAATCAATATGGCAAAGGCTTTCAACTTTCTGATGTCAAAAAGGCTTATGATCGCACCGCTAAGGTTTCGCTAGGTCAGTCTTTTACTCAGAGTCCACTTTTTCAATCAACTCCATTTGGTAAACTAGCTGACAACCTTTTAGAAAAAGGTAATGTTAATCTAGAAAAAGTAAACCTTTGGAATGATAAAGATATAAAGAAAAACTTTGCCGATAATCCTTGGGGTCGTGCATTTACTGGTAGTCTTGATTTTGTTGGAAGTAATATTGCGCTTGGCTTTGCTGGCGGTATTACTAAAAATGTTGCTAGCAATGCTGCTAAATTTACTAATCTAACATCATCAGTTTCTACAGCAGAAGATTTAGCACGTTATGATAAATTAGCAACTGACCATATTACTGGCATAAGCAAAACAGTATTTGGTAATGATGTTGAGCAACTAGCCAAATCTAATGATGTTAACTTTATTACTAATAAAATTATGGGTGATGGTATACTAAACCCAGGTTATAGTAATAATGAAAGATTACCTGGACTTATAGCAAAGCAAACCGATCCTTCAATTATTAAAGATTATTTGCTAGCTGATAAGGGCTATGCTCCAGCAATTGAGCGTCTTGCCAATCACAAGCCAACATCAACAGATGCTTGGGAACTTGGCGATATGAACGCTTATATCAAAGGTGCAACTGCCGCAACTGGTAAACTTCCAATCTTTGAAGGCGAATATAAGAAAAAAGTTATTGATGCTTTTGACCAATCAATTGCTGAGAACCCATCACATCAAGCAATCTATGATGCTTTCCTATCTCCAGATGGTGAATTAAAGAGCCTAGGCAGAAATTATATGCCTGTGGATCCTGCCATTGGCGCACCAATGATTAACGCTGTTCGTAATAAATTTGATTCTTTGGCTGCGCAAGCAGTAACCCGCGACTTTGGTGGAATTTCTGAAACTTTAATTGGCAGTGGAGTTAATCGCCCTGTAACTTCATTAGTTCGTTTTACTACAACTAAAAAGCCATTAGGCTACATAACATTTTCTGGCAGCAGACCATGGGATTCTGTTCAAGAAACACATGCCGTATTTGATAGCATGCCATTATTCAAAAATGGTAAAAATGATATTGTTGTCGGCAATAGTGGTCCTGCTACTAATTATGCACCAATAATTCAAAAAGCATCTGATTTTAGAAATGAATTTATGATGAAGTTAACAGATGCTCAAACACCAACTCAAAAGGCTGCCCTTATTGATGAGTTGGATAATAGCCTAGGAGAAATCCTTGCTAATTCCTATGGCATCAAAGCATCTCGTGCTGAGGTTGAACAATATCTTGGCGACATCCGAGCAAGCATTAGAAGCACTCATGCTGCTTTAGCAAATGAAGGTTTTGCTTTTGATGCGCAGGGCCGTCGTATGGTTACTGATCCAGTTACTCAACGTCAATTAACAGACTCAATTGCTATGTTACCTTGGGATAAAATTAACCGCGATATTATTGGCAAAATGAGAAATGCTAAAATACCAGCATCAGGAACATTAACCACTGGTGCTTCTGATCTATTACACCAAATATTTAATGGCATAAATAAAGTTGCTTCTATGAGCATGCTAGGAAAGCCTGACTATATTCCTAAAAACTCTGGTGCTGAACCTTTGCTAGCATCTGTTCTTTCATTAGGTCATACTGCTATAGAGGATTCTGTAGGTACAGCAATCAGCCATGCCGTAACAAATAATAAAAATAGAATTATGAGCCAAGTTACAAAACTTGGTGACAAGATTAAAACTCCACAAGTTACTAAAGAAGTTAACGATGGGTTTGAAAAACTTAATCAAGCAATGAATTATCGTGATGATAAAGTTGCCGAGTGGGTTGCTGCATTTGAAAACAAAACACTGTCTCCAGCAGCTGAGCAAGAACATTTACCAATAATTCAAAAAGAACTTCATGAGGCTCAAAGCCTAGTTGCTAAAGTTGAAGATGAACTCGGAACTGCTATTAAGCCATATGGAAAACTTGAGCAAATTCCTTCACTTTATACTTTGCGTGAACGTCTTGAATTTCTAAAGAAACAACCTGGAGTTGTTTTTTCTGAGCCTGGTTCTTATGCTGAAAAAATTAGAAAAATGCAAGGTCATAAATTAGAAGTTTTAGATTCAATGCAAAAGGCTGAAATTGCAATTCAAAATGTAGTAGGTTCTGTTAATACTTTATCTCCTGATTTGGCTGCCCGCAATAGCGCAATTGAAGAAGCCTGGAAAGGCTTAAACAAAGTTGTTGAAGATAATAAACTAGGACTTAAAGAACAAGGCGAGTTACTAGCCAAAAGGGCAAAGTACAAACAACGTCTTTATGGTACCGAAAATGCACCAGTTACATTAAAGGTTGGAAATCAAACCCTTAATACTGAAAGCATCTTTGATGAAAACAAATTTGGTTCTGCTATTCGTTCTGAGTTTTCAAACGAAGCTACTCAAGAAATTCAATTCCTTGGTGAGCGTAGAATTGGCAACAAGGTTAGCATGTTGGCTCGCAAAGGCCCAACTGGAACCGTTGATGTAAACTCACCACTATACTTTGATGAACTCGCTTGGATGGCTAATCGCCATGTCAAAGGTGAAATCTTAATGCAAAAGATCCTAGAAGGTAAAGATCGTCAAGATCTTATTGACTGGGCCAATGGCAAAGAAGGTATCGCTTACTTAAAGCAATTTGAAGATCTAAGATACCGCTCTGATATTGAAAATATTGTTGATGAAAAAATCAACTTTGTTCAAAGTTATTTTCCCGATGAGGCCGTACGTAAGTTAATTGCCAGCAAAGAAGTAACAGGACCAGATCTACAAAAAGTCCTTGCAGAAAAGTTAGATACTCTAAAGCCAATACACCCATTGGACGTAGACTATCCAACTGCTGCTACATCATCTTTGAATAAGATTAAATCTTTGGGCGAAAATATGTCAGATCTTTCCAACGCCGCTTGGAAGAAAATGGCTGGAGCAGAAAATCCAATTCGTTGGGCATGGGCAGAAAAGCGTGCTCCACAGATCCTAGAGCAAAAATTAAATCTTGCATTTGCTGATGCTAAAGAACCTATTTCTGAGGCAACTGTTAATGCCATGAAGCAAGCATCTGTGCGCGAAGCGCTGCAAGAAGCTGAAAAAACTTTTTACACTTTAGGCCGTCAAAATAAAGCTGTGTATGCCGCTCGTACAATCTTGGCATTTCCTAATGCTTCCGCAAATGCTGTATACCGTTTTGGTCGTTTGGCTATTATAAACCCAACTCGCATGGCACAATTTATGTACAACTACTACGAAATGTACAAATCATTTGGAGTAGATAAGAATGGCAACCCAGTAGATAATCCACTGGATGCTTCATATATTGTGGTTCCAGGTACCCGCGAAATGGGTATTAACCATGGCGAAGGTTTATTGTTAAGCACAAAGAGTGTAGGCTTCTTAGTTAACATGCCTGGACCTTCATGGCTACTTACCCTTGGTGTTAATAAGATTTTGGCTAGCAAGCCAGATGTAAATGAAACTACAAAGCATGTTTGGGATAATACCGTAGGGCATATTCCAAGTATGAAGTATGATAATTTTTTCCCATCTGGAATAACAAGCACAGGTATTGCTACCACTTTTTATCCTCAATGGGCGCAGAACCTTTCGCGCTATATCCACGGTTCTCAATCCGATAAAGATTACCATGACACTTGGCAACTAACTAATGCTTATGCTCAGGCAATGTGGAATGAAGGAATAGGCCCAAAGCCAACATATGAAAGCGTAACTAGAGATACTCGTAACTGGTACCTTAATAGAGCCGCATGGCAATTTGGATCGTTAATTGGTATGGCTCCAAAAGCCAATCGCCCAGGTCAAGTATTTGTTGATATGGCAACTGCATTGGCTAAAAAATATAATGGCGATTATAATAAAGTTCAACAAGAAATGCAAAGCGTTCTTGGACCAAATTTCCCAACCGATTATTTTACTTTTAAGGGTAAAACAAAGGCTGCATATATTGCTCCAACATATGAAGGCTACCTTCGTGTTTGGAAACAATTTCCAGATATAGCAACTAATCTTACTAAATTAGGGCCAGAAATGGCTGGGCTTTTAACTTCTGATTTAACTGGTGATCCAGACCCACAGATTTTAAAGTTTTTGTCTGACCCAAAAACCAAACTTCCAAATGGTCATAGTCTAAATCTTGAGCCATTAACCCCACAGGAATACGAATCAAAAATTCAAGTTAACCGTGTTTGGGATACCTACCGTAAAAACAAAGATGCACTACTAGGTGAACTTCAAAAGCGTGGTATTAAAAACATTGGGGATAACCCAGATGTAAAAGCCGCTTGGGATAAATACATTAACCAATTGTCTCTTTACAATAAAGACTGGGGTAATGAATACCTGATTAGTGCTGGCGGGGATAATGCTATTAAGTATGCCACTGGTCTTAAAACTATTGTCGCTGATCCAAACTTCTGGGCAAAACATAGTAATGATGATTACTGGAAGCAAGTAAAGACATTCTTAAAATACAGAGACACAATTATCAAAGCCTACGATGAGGCACCCATTGGCACTAAAAGTAAAGTTCAACAGGCTTGGGTTAATTGGCTACAAGAAAAAACAGCTCGTACTTGGAACCCACAATTACAACAGATAATTGACAGGTACTTCATAGGTGATAAGTTGAAAGGTACGCTATAATGGCAGCAGGAGATCCGACTGGTGGCGCACCAGATTTTAATATTGACCTAAGTGGTATTACAAGTGGTGGTCAACAAAAAACTTTGGTTTGGAATGGTCAAAAACTTGTACCAATTACAGACTTAAAAAATTCTTATGCTACCCTTAATAAGGCTCAAAAGACTGCCCTTGTTACTTTAGCTGGTTTGATGGGCAAGAAATCCTCAGCAGCTAAAGCTATCTGGAATCAACTTGTTGAAGGTGCATCTTCTCAATATCAAATCAGTGGCAAGCAAGTAAGCCCATGGGATATTTACAATTCAACTAAAGCCAATATTCCTATTGGTGCTGGGCTTGAGTCTGTTCCTGTAGTAACGCATAGAATTACAGACTATAGCAATGTGGCAAATGGCTATTTCTTAAAAGCATTTAATGCTGTATTTAAGCGTATGCCTACCGCGCTTGATTATGCTTCAAATCAAACAGACGCTAATGGTAATCCTATTTCATGGCTTGATTTATTCAAAGCCGAAGCATCTAAAGAAGCAAACCAAGAAGTTACTACATCTGTACGCAACCCAGATGGAACTGTACGAGAGCAAACAACTAAGGCTGCTTTTGACCCAGAGGCTTGGTTTACTCAAAATATTTTATCTTCTTACGGATCTGCTATCAAAAGCGGTCAGCAACAAGCACCACAAGATGACTTAAATAAATATACACAATTAGCAGCCGCTTATGGTGTGCCAGTAGTTGATCCTTCAACTAAACAATTAACTATTGAAGGTCGTATGGATTTGGCTAATATTGAAAATGGTACATTGGACTGGAGCAATTTACAAAAGAATTTCTCTACCCTTGCTGCTGCTAAGTATCAGCACCTAGCACCTTCGCTAAATGCTGGTCTAAGTCTAATGCAAATTGCTCAACCTGGAATTAAAATAATTGCCAAAAAGTTAGGCAAAGATCCAAATTTAATGACAGTAGATGATCCAAATGTACAGAAGTATCTTTCTGGAGATGGCAAAAATGTTTTGAATGACTATCAAACTACAGCGATGGTTCAACAAAGCAAAGAATGGCCTTTGTCTCAAGATGCTCACGATACATTTAATAACCTATCAGTCAATTTAATGAAGCGATTTGGAGCGATTGGATAACATGGCGACTAAACCAACTACTTCCTATACACCGCCAAGCGCACCAAAACCTGCATCAAAAGCCGCACCCGTACAAACAACAGCACAATTAGTAAAACAAGCAGCAACATTACAGGCTTCTGTTAATCAACAAATCGCAGATCTTCAACCAAAAGTATCTGCTGCTTATCAATCTGCTGATCCAGTTGGCTTTGCACAACAAGCATTAAGTGCTGCTAGCCCAGGTTCTGCTGCATACACAACAGCACTTAGAAATTTAAATACTGCCCGCGATCAAGATGCACAAACAAATACACCTAAACCGCCATTAGATACTACACAACAAATGCGCGGAGATACTTATTCCTGGGATCCAAAAAATCAAAAATGGAACATCATTAAAGGCCCAAATGTTGTTAGCGGTGGCGGACCAGTTCTCGGTGGCGGTGGTGGTGGGGGTGGACCTCAAGATAATACAAAGGCTTTAGCAGACCTTGCTGCAAAACAAGCTGCAGATCAAAAAGCAGCGGATGCTCAAAATGCTTTTGTTACATTTAAGGCAAGATTTACAGCCCTTGGTTTAGGCTCATTAGCAGATGCAATGATATCAATATCAACATCAGCAAATCCACCCACCACAGATGATGGATATTATTTAGCTCTTTTAGATACGCCAGAATATAAGACTCGTTTTGGTGACACAAATGCTATGCGTATAAAAAATGGCTTGCCTGCTTTATCAGAAGCAGACATTATGAAATCAGAAGAAAACATTAGAAATACAATGAAGGCTTACAATATGCCTGCTGGATTTTACGATCAACCACAAGATTTACAAACTTTTATTGCTTTGGATAAATCAGCAGCAGAAGTTGGCGACATAATTAAAGCCTATCAAGACATAGCTAAAACTGTTAATCCTGATACTAGCAAGGCTTTAGAAACATATTATGGAATTGGGTTAAGCGGTATAACTGCAGCCCTTATGGATCCAGCAAAGGCTCAACCAGTACTTAATGCAATTGCTCAAAAGGGTACATCAGCTGCCGCTGCTGCTAGCGCAGGAATTACAGATGTTACTGGTTATGCTCAAGTTGCTCAAGGTATGGGCGCTGGCACATTAGACTATGCCAAGCAAGCACAAGCCTTTGCTCAAGCACAATCAATGAGTCAACAAGTAGGCACGCTATCTAATATCTATAGCGGCGCTATTGGTGCAGGATCACTTTACAATACAGCACAGGCTCTGCAAGAAACATTAGGCGGACCAGAGGCTGAACAAGCAAAACTAGCAAGAGAGCGTTTGACTACACAGGAACTATCATCATTTGGTGGTAGTGCTGGTGCAAGCCAACAAGGTCAATCTCTCGGCATAGGTACGCAACAAGGCGTACAGTAAATAAAATCCACGCGGACCGACTAGCATCCTGCGTGCGTAACCAAGACTAGAAGTGGGAGCCAAACATCCTTCCCCTGGGATGACTTGCGGCCTGCGACTCAACTAACGAAAGGGAGTGCCAAATGGCAAACCAATATGAAGATGACGAAGATGATGTATACACAGACGATCAGACACAATCTGATGGTCCTGCAAATCTCCGTAAAGCCTTAAAGCGTGCAGAGAAGGAAAAGAAAGAACTAGCTGAGCAATTAGCAAGTATTCAATCTGATCTTCGCAGTCGCTCCGTCAAAGATGTATTGGCAACAAAAGGCGTACCTGATAAAGTCGCCAAGTTTATTCCTGGCGACGTTACAACGCCAGAGCAGATTGATGCATGGCTTACAGAAAATGCCGATGTTTTCGGTTTCAGTAAGACAGACAACGATGCTGCTCCTATCAGCGAAGAAGAAAAAAGCAATCAGGCATCCTATCAACGGATCAATGCCGCTACCCAAAATGCAAGCACCCCAACAAGAGATGCTGACTTAATGTCAAAACTCGCTGGGGCAAAAACTATAGATGAGTTAAATGCAATCACGGGTGCGCCAACTCAACGACGCAGATAGAAAATCCCCCCATCCGCACAAACCTTTAGAAAGAAGGTGACAACATGGCAAACGCATATACAGATAGCACATCTGGCTCCCTCGGTACTTCCTTAGTACAGACAGCCTATGACCGCTACGTAGAGTTTGCACTTCGTGCTGTTCCTCTTATCCGCGATGTCGCAGATAAGCGTCCAGTACAACAGGCTATGCCTGGTTCATCAGTAGCGTTCCAGATCTACACAGATCTAGCAGCAGCTACATCCACACTTTCAGAGTCAGTTGATCCAGATGCTGTAGCCCTTGGCAACACCACAACTGTTTCAGTTGCTTTGAACGAATATGGTAACGCTTCACTTGCTACTCGCAAGTTGGAGTTGTTCTCACTCTCAGACGTTGATCCTGCTATTGCAGACATCATCGCCTTCAACATGGCTGACTCACTTGACCAGGTTGCACTTGCTGAACTTGACGGTGGCGTAAACGCTATCGCAGAAGTTAACGGTTCTGCCGTTTCAACTTATGCTGGTACATACACCAACGGTACAACAAACAAGTCAATCCTTTCAACTGACGTAATCAAGTCACGTGACATCCGTTTGGCTGTTGCGAAACTACGCGCTAACAAAGCAGTACCTCGTCAAGGCGAGTACTACTGGTGCGGTATTCACCCAGAAGTTTCACACGATCTTCGTGCTGAGACTGGTGCTGGTGGATGGCGTGATGACCATAAGTATTCCGAAACTGGAGCAGCCGAATTCTGGCCTGGCACCATCGGAACTTATGAAGGCGCAATGTTCGTTGAATCACCTCGTTTATTCAACGCTGCTGACGGTACAGGTGCTGGTTCAGCATCAGGTACTTTCGGTACTTCATCTTATGTTAACGCTACTGGCGGCGTACGTGTATTCCGTACACTCGTTGCTGGAAAGCAAGCACTTGCAGAAGCAGTTGCCGAAGAACCACACGTTATCTTCGGACCAATTGTTGACAAGTTAATGCGTTTCCGTCCAATCGGATGGTACGGCGTACTTGGCTGGAAGCGCTACCGTGATGCGTCTTTGGTTCGTATTGAATCAACTTCTTCAATTCACACAGCGTAACAATTAAGTAATCGTGGTAGCCCCATCTTCGGGTGGGGCTATTACATAAAACAAGGAGAAGCATGGCATATCTGTTTAAGCCACCTACGGTGGAAGAAGGACCAGCAGGATTTACTCGCCTGTTCTGGCGTTACAGAATTGCACGTGCTAACACAATTTTAGTATACGGCACAACCATCTACAGCGAACGTACACCTGGCGTAGATGAGACGATAGCGGCAGATTACTGCTATCTAGGTGGACATCAATATTTTATAACCGATGCTGAGAGAACTATTCTTATCAACGGCGGTTACGGCGCAAACATTACAACTGTTTAAGGGAGTGGCATGAATCCAGGTAGATACAATATCTCAGTAATTCAAGGCACTACTTTTGACCTTAAGCCAGTCTGGAAAATTGGCGGGGTAGCCGTAGTCCTAAGCAACTACAGCGCAATTATGCAAGTGCGCTATGCTACAGATACAGCAGTTATTGTTGAACTATCTACAGCCAATGGCAAGATTACAATTGACTCTGCCTATGGTCGGATTAACCTACATCTTTCAGCAAGTGAGACAGCAGCTTTAGCCGCTGGCACTTATCAGTATCAACTTAACATTACAGACAACAACGCCAACGTTACCTACGCTATTTTGTCTGGTAACTTTACGGTGGTTGCGGCGGTAACACACTAATGACAGTTACCCCAGATAGCATCTCTGTTGTAGAAATTCCAATTACAACTAATGTCTATGATGTTTCCACAACTCAACTTATAACTTTAGAACTAGGCCCTATCGGTCCACAAGGCCCAATAGGAAATACAGGATTACAAGGCAACATAGGTTTTACAGGTCCAACAGGAGCCACAGGTGCTAACAGCACAGTAGCTGGCCCAACAGGCGCACAAGGCATTACAGGCCCTACTGGCGCACAAGGTAATACTGGTGCTAACAGCACCGTTGTAGGACCAACTGGTTCAACAGGACCAACAGGAGCAATAGGAAGCACAGGTAATACAGGTGCCAATTCAACCGTCGCAGGACCAACAGGGTCTACAGGTTCCACAGGAGCCACTGGAAGTAGCATTACAG